AATGGTGGACTTTACGGGCGGAACCCGGACATATACAGCTTAGCGCGTGAACGACAAAACATCTAACCGTGATCTTCTGCGATAAATCCTGCACTGATGCGCCCTATTAAATGTGGAAACGCTTCAGAGGTGGAAAATGCAGGACCATCAACTGGGCCAGGCCGCAAATACACGCCTGTCGCTGCACGAGTAGATGCGCTGAGAGTTAATAGTGTACTAACAGCAGTGTCTATCAAAGTTTGATTTCTAGCCGGTCCTTTGCCTTTCTCGGTGTAAACACGAATAACAATGCTGCCGCGAATGCGATCAAGATTGCCTTCTAGCGTTTGCTCTGTCGTCAAGCCAAACGAAATTGACACCTTGACGTATTCAGTCGTTGAATCGGCTGGTGCGGCTGTGATGTTGTCAAAAAATACAGGCACTGCAGGGCTTAGCGCCCCAAATGCTGTTTGAAGCGGTGACTCGACAGCAGCACGAACAGCTTGATACCTCATTTGAACTCCCTCATGATTTTGTCTATTTCTATGGTCACAGCACGATCTACATGGCCTCCATTTTTGTAATCATCAAACCAGTCTAAGTCTGCTGTTCGCGAGCTTTTTCCGGTATCTATGCGGCCCAACGGCCCTGGAACATCTCCACGTTTTCCTGGCTGAGGCCTGCGACTATTGCCTTGATGAATTTCCCATTTCCGCAAGCCCAATGCAGTTTGAGGCTGCCGAGTAGGTCGCGTAAAAGTGTCTAATACTCGATCTGTTGCTTCATCCTTCCATTCAGAAAAATTATAGATCGTTGTTACAGCTCGATTTTTGATAGGCAGCGATCCTCTCAAGTTTTGACGACCAGTCAAAAGACCAGCTGGAAGCTTAATTGGCCTTGGCTCTCCTGCTGCTCCATCACCTTTAAAATCTCGCCCATCTGGCGTTTCTATTGCCCAAGAGTTAGAAAACTTGCCTGTCCAACTTGGACCAGCTTGCTGCAACTCGCTGATGGTGCGTTTAGCAACCCTTGATGGACCAGATATGACGAGCGATGACGCTACGCGATCTAAATCCTCAATAATCCTAAGCAGTTGGTTTTTTGCCATTACTGTGGCCTCGCAACAATGATGTGAAGAAGCGGGTCCTCACCTCTGTACGTCGTCACATTCAAAATCTTGGCTTCGCGTGTCGCTCCACCTTGCGTATAGCGAATGCGATCAGCTTGAGTTGGATAGTAATTGTCCAGATCATCGCCGCTGACAGTGATTTTTACGTCAGTCGTTTGATACAACCCGTCAGACTCACGACTTGATACGTTGCCAATAAAACCTTTGGTCGTCACCGTTGTGTCCGCACCAGTCGTGGTCCCAGTGCTTGGATCGTAAGTGCGAGGCGTGACAGTCTTGACCAGCGTGATGTCCTGACCAAAATCCGTCAGAATCTCAAGCGGTATGGACTTGAAAATGTCATCTACAAGCGACATCTCAACCCCTCACCATACGGACCTGATAGCTGCCACTGCCGCCCAAGCAATAAGCGCCAAGATAAGACTGCAGCCAAGGGTAAATATCAAAAACGTTATTAACGGTTCCCGTAGCTTGACTAGCAGTGTTGTACTTAACTTTGAGATCGCCGAGTTCGACTGCTTCGTATAGCCCCTTAGAGCCGGTATTCCCTGTAATCGCGTCCGTGTCATTGGCTAGCGCGTTCGCTAACTCATAAGTAGCGTATTTAATGTCATCTGGAATTGCAGAGCAAGCAAGCTCAACACGATCCACGTGGTAATTATTGCGAGGCCAGCTCAACGCTTGGCTTTGATCACAACGATCACCATAAAAATTCAACGTGTCGATCCAGCGTGTAGCTGAGATCAATGCACGATTTTTCGCGTCATCAGTCTTGTTATCCCACTGCGTGCTGCTTGGGACAGTTTCAAAGTACGCATTGGCTTCTGCCAACGTCACAAAGCTGTTGGCTGTCTCACTCTGGAGCGTGGCGTTGATCGTGGCAGCCATAGCAACAAGAAGGGAAGGCCCCACCTAATGGTAGGGCCATTTGTCTCATCAGGATCAGGACTTGAGTCCGTTATCCAGAGGAGTGTTGACGAAGATCTCAACCATAGGGATGAGGTCAATGTCGTAGGTGGCAGACCAGTTGCTACCAGTACGCAGGTTTGCGTTGGTCGGGTTGTCAGAAGCAGAACCCCACTTGGTGCCCATCACGTGATAAGCAGAGTGGTAGTCCACAGACAGCACGTCCTGCTTAGACAGTACGTTGCGGTCAGCTTCAATCCGAAGATCCTGCTGCACACCCTCAAGGATGGTGCCGGACTTCATCATGTAGCAACGGAACTCCTGACGGTTGCCAGTAGAGGTCGGGTCGTTGATGTTGACCTGAGAGTCAACAATGACGCGACAACCAGCAAACTCACCAACCTCACGAGCGCCAACGCCAACACCGCCACCACCCCAAGTCACTGCGCCAGAAGCAGCAAGTGCAGAGGTAGAGAAAGTCAGCAGGCCAACCTGATACAGGTAGTAAGCCACGGAGGGGTGAACAATCAGAAGATCCATCTCCTCACCACGCTCACCCAGCTTGGAACGAGCTTCTGCAACAGTTGCAGCGGTCAGGTAGTTGGCTTCGCCGGTAGAACCGGAACCACCCAGTTGCTTCTCAAGGCGGTGGCCGTTGAGAGCAGTGTGGAACAGGCCAGTCAGTTGCTCAAACAGACGAGTGCTGTTCAGCTTGTTGATGGCGTCAGCCAGCTGATTGCGGATGTGAAGCATCGGGTCTTCACCAGCAGCCAAGACTGCAATGTCATCCACGGCGTAGGCAAAGCCACGGTG